GCAAATAAAGAAACTCCATATAAAGATAATCCTGCAATTCCACAAGACGAACCTGGTCAAACAAGTAATTTTGAAGAATTAATATCGTCAAAAAGATTTATCGACGTTGTAAACAAAATAAAACATTATACGGGTTTCGAAAGTAATATAACATCTCAAAACTCATTTGTACAATTACGTAATTTAAGTATGAGTGCAATGATGGATGTGTTACAATTCGAATCACAAAACAAAGAATTTTTAGAAAATTTAGCCGTTGAATTAGTAAAAAAAGAAATGGCGATTCCTGAAAACGCTTTACAGTTTGATGCTAAACTTGTACCAATCGGTGCTATTGGTGATGAAGGATTTCAAAAACAATCGGAAAATCCAAGTGATGAAGAAATTGAACAACAGTTTGGTGTTGATTCAGATGAAGCGGGTGAAGACTTACAACAATTTGTAAATGCCTTTGATACATTTAATGATGAAGTTGCAAAAAGAAGATTGTTAAATGCAATGATTCAAGGTTCATCTAAGAAAGGACATTACATGTTTGAATTAGTTAATAACAAATTAAACGAATTAGACCCAACAATAATTAGGAAATACGGTATTTTAATGTCAGTAAATGATATTTTATATTGGTTATTTCCTGACGAAATGATGATGGACGGTGGTGGAGGTGGATTTGCCGGTAAAGAAGAAGTAAATAAAGAAACAGACCGTATTAGTACATGAATTAATAAAAGGAATTATGGATGTACTGGCAACAAAAGGACTTCCTGATGACCCACGTTCAGCAGAAATGGTTATGGGTGTTGCAGATACTTTACCAGCAGAAATATGGGATTTAAGATTTGGTCCAATAATTTGGGAAAAATTTATACAATCATATCCTGATAGATTATTTGATGAAGACAAAATACATTTACAAAATTATCTTTTCTCACGTTTTTCGGCTTTATCTACTGATGAATTTTTTAAATTAGTAAAAATGATTCTTAAAGGTGATCAAATGGGTAAAACAATATTAGATAGAATGGTGAGAGATATTGAAGAACATTTAAGAAAAGAAGATTATGAAGAAGAAGAATATAATCAAGAATATGGTGACGATGGTTTAGGTGGATTTCTTGGTTCTTTAGGAATAAGTCTATCAGACGACGAAGAATAAAAAGAGAGGGTTCACAAACCCTCTTTTGTATTTATATATTAACATGAATTCAAAATTAGAACAATTAAAAGAATATGCTAAAATCATAAAGGATGCACCATATGCGTTAAAAACATATTTGCAAACTTATGATAATACACAAAAAAAATTTGTACCATTAGAATTATTTCCAGACCAAATTCAATTGATAAATGATTACGAACAGTACAATGAAAATATAACAAGAAAATATAGACAAGCAGGTGTATCAACAGTAACCGCCGCTTGGATTTCAAAAAAATTACAAACAGCAAAACCTGAAAATCCTGAAAGAGTGTTGATTATTGCGAACAAACGTGATACGGCAATTGAAATGGCTAATAAGGTTAGACATTTTTTAGACCAATGGCCTGAATGGATTAATGTTGGGTTTCATCCTGATAAAAACTCTGAAAGTAGATTTAGATTAAATAATGGATGTGAGGTAAAAGCCGTTGCAACTTCAGCGGACGCACTTCGTGGTTATACACCTACAATACTTGTGTTTGATGAAGCCGCTTATATTGAGGCGGGTGAAGATTTTTGGGCAGCATCTATGGCGTCTTTGTCTACAGGTGGTAAAATTATTCTTATCTCTACACCAAATGGTTATGACCCAATTTACTATGGTGTTTATGACCAAGCAATTCGTAAAATAAACGATTTTCACATCACAGATTTAAGATGGTTCAAAGACCCAAGATATACAAAAGATTTAAGATGGGTAAAATGTCAGGACATAGTTCATTATATGTTGAATAGAGAACAATATGATGATAATGAAGTTGTTATGTATGAATTTGACATAGAGAAATATACAGAGTATGAAGAACAAGGTTATAAACCATTTTCTTCATGGTTCGAATCAATGTCAAAAAAATTCAAATATGATAGACGTAAAATTGCTCAGGAATTAGAATGTGACTTTTTGGGTTCGGGTGACGGTGTTATTCCTGGTGATATTCAAGAAAACATCGCAAAAAATTTAGTAAGACAACCAATAGAAAAATATATGCAAGGTACTTTTTGGCAATGGAAAGAACCAATACAAGGTCATCGTTATATAATGGGTGTCGATGTAAGTAGAGGTGATAGTGAAGATTTTTCATCGATTAATATAGTGGATTTTGATGAGAGAGAACAAGTTGTTGAATACATCGGTAAAATACCACCTGATGATTTAGCTTCGGTTGCTTATAAATGGGGTGTTTTATATGATGCATTTATCGTTATTGATATAACGGGTGGTATGGGTATAGCAACCTCAAGAAAGTTACAAGAAATGAATTACAGGAATTTATACATTGATGGTATTAATACACAAAATGTATGGGAATATAATAAAAAAGTTATGGAAAAAATACCAGGTATTAATTTCAATAACAAAAGAACACAAATTGTTGCCGCATTTGAGGAACAGGTTAGAAAAGGATTTGCAATACGTTCAACAAGATTATTAAATGAACTGAACACATTTGTATATGTAAATGGTAGACCTGACCATATGAAAGGTGCACATGATGACTCAATTATGAGTCTTTCTATGGCTTTATATGCTGGTGACATATCGTTTAATCAATTACAAAGAAATACATCGAAAAACGTTGCAATGATGGAATCTTGGACGTTATCCGAAAGAACATATGAACCAAATAAAACGTTCTATTCTTACGGTACATCATTTGACCAAATAGGAAGTATGTATACAGACAACAACCAAATTTATCACCAAAATAACCCAATGAATGTTGGTGCGGATGCTTATAAAGAATATAATTGGTTGTTTGGTAAGAGGAAATAAAACATTCATATTACCAATAAAATATAATATATTATAAAGAAAAGTATTTATATACATGGCAGATCAAAATCTAACGGTCTTTCAAAAATTAACAAGAATGTTCGGCTTTCCTGGTCAAACACGACCTGAACAGGCACCTTCTTTTAATTTTAACAAAGATGAAATTTTAAAAACAGATAGTAGAGAAGAATATGAAAAAGCAATGTTACAGGCTCAACAGAGTCAATACATTGCAGACAAATGGACTAAGTTAGACCAATCACTTTACAATCAGTCAGTTTACTATGAACCAAATAGATTGGCAGCATATTACGATTATGAATCGATGGAATTCACACCTGAAATATCTGCGGCTTTAGACATATATGCTGAAGAATCAACAACATTATCTGAGAAAGGTGATATTTTAACCATTTATTCAGAATCAGATAGAGTTAAAGGAATACTTGAAGATTTGTTTATTTAAAAATAGACCCTGAAAAAGGTATCATTGGTTGTCAACAATTACCCAATATAGAAATTGAAAGAATAGAAGGAGCATCTTCTAAATCACCGTTACCATAAGATTTTAAAGTTCCATCAAGGGAATTATGATTCCAATGGAAAAATAAAGAAATTGAATTTCAAGCATGGGAAATTGCACACTTTAGATTGTTAGGTGACGATAGAAAATTACCTTATGGAACATCAATGTTAGATAAAGTTAGAAGAATTTGGAAACAATTACTTTTAGCTGAAGATGCGATGTTAATTTATAGAACATCGAGAGCACCTGAAAGACGTGTATTTAAAATTTTTGTTGGTAATATGGACGATAAAGATATTGAACCATATGTACAAAAAGTAGCTAACAAATTCAAACGTGCACCAGTTGCTGACGCGAGGAATGGTCAGGTTGATATGAGATTTAATCAAATGGCAGTTGACCAAGATTATTTTATACCAGTAAGAGACCCATCACAATCTAACCCAATTGAAACATTAGCGGGAGCACAGAATTTAGGTGAGATTGCCGATATTGAATATATCCAAAAGAAATTATTAGCGGCGTTACGTATACCAAAGGCGTTTTTAGGTTTTGAAGAAGTTGTTGGTGATGGAAAGAATTTAGCGTTAATGGATATAAGATTTGCGAGAACTATTAACAGAATTCAAAAATCATTAATACAAGAATTAAATAAAGTTGCATTAATTCATTTATATCTTTTGGGATTAGAAGATGAATTGAATGAGTTTACATTATCATTAACTAACCCATCTGCACAATCAGACTTGTTACGTATTGAACAATGGAAAGAAAAAATTACATTATACAAAGATGCAACATCGGACCAATCTCAGGTTGGTATATTACCAGTGTCACATACATGGGCTAAGAAAAATATTCTTGGTATGAGTGATAGTGAAGTTATACTTGATTTACAACAACAAAGACTTGAACGTGCTATGGGATTTGAATTGACAAATACTCAAAACATAATTAAACGTTCAGGAGTGTTTGATGAAGTTGATAAAAAATATGGTATATCTGAAGAAGAGAGAGAAAAATTAGAGGCT